CTTCAGTAATCAAGTTTCCGAGCTCTGTGATCACGTCAGGCGTGACGTCAATCACCCAATCAACTAGCGCAGCAGCCCAACGTGCGAGCAGTCCGATTAGCGTCGGCAAAGCGGTTTTTAGCATCCATTTGCCAACCTCGATGAGCAGCTTGACCAGTTCGCGCAGCAGCGGTGGGATCAGCGGCGCGACCCATTCGATCAGCGCTTTCGCCCACGAAGCAAGCTTTTCGACGATCATCGGCAAACCGGTTTCGATAAACCAGTTTGCAAACGCTGCGATGAGCTCGCCGAGCTTGGTAAGGAACGGCGGGATGAGCGGCACGATCCAGTCGATGAACGCTTTGGCCCATTCGCCGAGCTTCTCGATAATGACCGGCAGGCCGTCGTTGATGAACCATTTGCCGAAGTCGAGCAGGAAGTTGCCGAGCGCTGCGAGGAACGGCGGCCCGACTTCTTTGACCCAGTCGATGAAACCTTTGGCCCATACGGCGAGCTGTGCCTTGATCGCCGGCCACGCTTCTTTAATCCGTTCGGACACGTTCGAGATGACGCCGCCCAAGCCCTCCTCGTCAAACACCTCGATGAGCTCGACAACGATGTCCGCGGCTTGTGCGAACAGCGGCAGCAGTTTGCGGGCCAAGTCTTCCTGAAGCTCGCCGAACGCTGCCTTGAGCTGGTTCTGTGCAGCGGTGAGTCTGTTGCCGCCGGCGGCATACGCTTCCTGAGCATCGGTCGACTTCTCGAGGATCAGCGCCTGCGTCGCAAGTGCCTTGTCCTGGGCAGTAATCGCTTCTCGACCGTTTTGCTGAGCGATCAGCAGGGCACGCTGGTCGACTTCGGCCTGGTTGATCGCGATACCGAGCGACTTGAGCGAGTCACGTTCGCCAAGCAGCGCCTTTGACAGGATTTCGGCGGTTTCTTCGACGCCACGCTGCCCGCCCGACCACTCGGACAACGCACCAGCGAGGCCAATGATCTCGGTCGACATGTCGGCGGCCTGGTCGGCCGTAAACCCCATCGGCTTGAGCAGGTCACCGGCGTTAGCGGCGAGGCCGGCTGCCTGGGGTGAGGTGAGGCCCATGCGGGCTGCGACTTCGTCGGCCCAGTCTGTGACCGTGTTGAGCGACTCGCCAGAAAATACGGTGCCGATCTTCTGGTCAAGGGCGGTCAGTTCCTCGCCAACGTCGAACAGTTGCTTGCCGACAACGACGGCCAGGCCGCCGGCCGCAGCGCCCATGACACCGAAGCCTTTGACGACGTTTGCCGAAACGTTGCCGACTTTCGTGCCAAACTTGCCAAGCTTGTCGCTGGCTTCACCGACAGCTTTCTTGAACTTCTTAGCGTCGCCGAGAATGGCGACGTTGATAACGCTCGAGCCTGCTGCCATGGGTCAATCCTAGAACACGCGCTTGATGATGGTTCGCACTTCGTCGTTGTACCGTTCGATCACTTCCTGGCGGCGATCGTCAAGCGCTTCATACAAGAACGGCTTCGGCCGGATGCCACGTTCGGCCCAGCCGAAATGAATCGGCCCGGCGTAGGGCACCGAGCTCGGGCCGCTCCTTCGGTTGTTGCCCGCTCGGACTCGAGCAGCAGTCTTCGTGCCGCTGCCACGCACCGAGTTGCGCAGCCGGCCGCTACGCACAGGCGTCTTCGTCTTTGCCGTGCCGGCAACGTCGTCAGCGAGCTCCCTGTGCAGGTCTTTCAGGTCTGACATATCGTCGCCGACTTCACGGAACTTGCGACGCAGCTCCCTGCCGCCCTCGATTCGGACTGCGGGTTGTGCCATCGTCAGCGCCTCCGTGCTGCTTTTTCTTGCGCCTGGTGACGCTCTTTCAGAATTGCCTGCAACGCACGAATAACGGCCGGGGAAGCGTTCTCAAGCTCGCTGATCGGTTGCCCGGTAGCGAGTGCCAACGACGCTATGCCGTAGGCGGTTCCCCTTCGGCTAAAGGGGTGTCGTTGTCGCTGTCAAAGTCGATGTCGACCAGCGTGTCGCGGAACTTTTCCCAGGTCGGCACAACGAGCCCGGCGTGCCGGCGTGATTCCCACGCCAGCCACGCCACATGCTCAATCTTTGTCTGCTGCAACGCTTCGATAGCGCTCGGCAGGTTGAAGTACCGCTCCAGCTGGAGCAGCGTGCCCATCGTGGGTTTGCTTGTGACTGGCTCCGTCTCATCGGCCAGTCGAGTTGAGATGGAGAGATCAAGCATGTCAGGCGGTGGTCACCGTGACAGCGCCGGACAGCGGCCAGGTCACCGAAACGGTGGCCAGGTCGGACACGCTGCCGTCGATGATGGGCAGCTCGGTGACGAGGGCCGAGGCAGAGTGCTTCGGGTTCGTCGCCGAGAGCGAGCCGCTGGTCGGGGTCATTTCAACGGTGGTCGTGGTGCCGAGCAGCGGGTACAGGGTGGCGTACACCGACGACGCACCAAAGTCCTGGTGAAACTCGATCGAGACGCTGCCGTCCTTGAGTCCACCGATTCTCGTCCGGTTGTTGTCACCCATGGCGGTCGTCTCGAGCTCATCTGAGCTCTCGGACCAACTGACGCTGGCAACGTGATCGGTAAGGTCCACCGAATTCACGACAATTTGGACATCATTCTGAAGAAAAACGGCCATCAGTCGGCCTCACTTTCTGGATTGGCCTTTCGGCTGTTCTTCGCTTTCGCTTCGGCCAGGTGGCCTGCTGCGATCAAGGCGGGCACGTTTGCGCCCTCGAGGTCGGCGTCGGTCACGGTATCGCCGTGCTCATGGCCGACAAGTTTGTGTGAAGTGACGGTGTAGCTGCTCATCGTGCAATTACCTCCACGAGAAAACGGGCACCGATGAACTCGGTATCTGCAAAGGCTACCACGCCGTAGTCGACGGCCTGGCGAACTTGGCACGTTGTCGCTGCGCCGGCGAGGGTCGGGTCGGCCTCGATCGCTGCCGGCACGCTGTTAGCGCCGCTGATCAGGTCGTCGAGGGCGTCTTGGGCAAACTCCTCGGTCATTGACTGCACAGCGCACACGAGCTCAAAGTTGAACACGGTGAGGCTGCCGCTTTGGCCGATCATGCTGTCGTGGTAGACGGCGACGGGCCGGCCAGGAACGACCACGGCTGACGGCGCAACGATGCGGTTCGGGACGGTGGCGTGCACCGTCAGGAACGTCGGGACAGTTTCAAGGCGTGTGGCGAGGCCGTCCCGAATTGCGGTGTAGTCGGCCATCAGGCGGTCGCCAGCCGCTTGTATTGCTGCAGCAGCGCTGCGACGTCGGGGTCTTGGCGGCTGATGCGGGCGATGCCGTAGTCAGCGAAGCCGGTCATGATGCCGAGCGGCGATGCTTTGCGCTGGTACAGGCGTGCGGCGAGGATCAGGGCGGCTTGTTGCACGGCGTAGGGGACGGCTGCGTCGTTCTGGTCGCCGTAAGCGGCTGTCACTTCGACGGCTGGCCGGCCGGAGTCGTAACGGGGCCAATCGCCAGACACTCGCAGCAGCGACGTAAACGGCGGCTCGTTGAACGGCTGCACCAAATAGTCGGTCGTGATTGTCAAAGTCGTGTCGTAGGTGCCGTCGTTGTTTGTGTCGGTTTTGACGACGAGGCCGGTGAGGGTGTGGAACTGGTCGACGAGCACTACTCGAGGGTCTTCGGCACGGTACACGCGGGCTTCGGTGACCGTTTCGAATGTCGTGTTTGTGTACCCGTCGACCAGGTCCTGTGCAGCGTTAATCGCTGCTGTGAGCGGCGTGTCTTCGGACGTGGTGCCGCTCGGGATGCCGAGGTAGTCCTTGAGCACCGTCAGGGACGTGTAAGCCATTGTCAGGCCTTCTTGGCCTTCTTGGCAGCCTTTTTGACCGGAGCGGCCTCGGGGGCCTCTGCGGGCTTGTGGACACGGCTGGGGGCCTGCTTGTCCCAAAGTGCTTTGGACATGTTGAACTCCTCGAGGTAGGGGGTGTCGGCCGGGCCGGGACTGGTACCGACCCGACCGACGAAGGGGGACCTATTAGAAGGTCGGGGTCACGAGGCCGGTGCCGGAGATCACGGAGATGCTCGCCGGGTAACGGCCGGGGATGAAGGTTGCGTACTGGTACGCAACCATCGTCACCGTCAGGTTGAGGCCTGCGGTCTGGTCCATGCGGACGAGGGCCGGCGCACCGGCGTCCTCGAACAGCAGCATGTCGGCACGGCGAACGATGTAAATCTCGTCCTCGTTGGTGCCGGTGCCGCCGTTGGTGATGACGTTCGCATCGGTCACGACGGGAAGGCCAGCGATCGACGCACCGGTGTTGCCGTAGCCGGCGACCGGTCCGACGCCCATGGCGTTCTGCGGGACGTTCTGCGAGGGCACGACCAGCGGGCGGTTGCTGCCGTCAACACCTGCCTGCATGAACGCAAGGCGGCGGGGGTGCATGACGATGAGGTCGGCACCGGCGTACCGGTTGCTGTTGACCTGCTGGATGCCGTCGACAATCTTGCTGTAGAGCTCGGCAGCGGTCGGGGACGCATCGGTGTAGGTGACCGAGTTGATGCCGGAAACGTTGGCGAGGCCCAGGAGCTGGCCGGACGAGCCGGAGCCGTTGAGCAGCTGGTTGTCGAGGGTGGTCGCCATCGCGCCGAGCATGTCGGCCGCCACGAGGGCGTCGACGCCGGTGCCACGCTCGACGGCCTGACGGCTGAGCTGCTGGCCGGCGGCGATGGTGCGCACGTCGGCGGTAAGCAGCGTGTCGTCGATGTCCGTTTCCGAAACAGCGTCGTTCTCGGCGGCCTGCACAGCAGCGCTCGAGCCGGTGGTCACACGCGAGATGTTCACGGTGAGGCCGTCGGCCGGAAGCGGCAGCGAGGTGCACTGGTCAGCAAACGGGCGGCCCGCACGGGCGAGCTCGGCGGCAAGCTGGGTCAGGTACTGCGGGACAACGAGGCCGGCGTAGTTGGCCGTGCTGCCGTCGCGGTGCTCGACTGCCATCTCTTCACGGTGACGCTCAAGGCGGGCCTGGGCGTCGCGATCGCCGTAGGTCTGCGCGTGGTACATGTCCGAGAAGAAGCTGTGGGAGCGGTGCTCGGAGTAGGTGAGGGGTTCGCTGGTGACGTTGACGATGCCGGCAGCCGCACGGGACTCGGGCTCGTCGGTCGCAGCGACCTCGGCACGGATCTTGGCCGCTTCAAGGTTCTGCACCTGGATGGCACGAAGCTCGGTGATGCGCTCGTCGAGGGCATCGGCTCGTTCCTTGAGATCGGCGAGGTTCTTGTCCTCGGCCTCGGTCAGGTCACGGGTTTCGTCGGCGGCACGGGTAAGGATGCCGTCGACAGTTTCGGAAAGTTCTGCTCGTTCTTCGACGAGCTGATCAAGCAAACGCACGGTTGCGCCTTTCTTGGTAGTAGTGGGGGTGTCGGGTGCTGGCCGGGTGCCCGTAGCTGGCGGGCGGCGCTTCCAGCGGCGCAACGTGGGTTTTGGTTGAATCTATCAGGTCAGTCGGTCTGGTACAGGATGCTGACGGTTTGGTCGGCGTTGCCGGACACGGCCCACAGTTCTTCGTTGGCCGGGATGAACATTTCGAGCAACGCATTTTTGGGGATATGGAGGCCGTTGCTGGTGGTGACGTCTGAGCCGCCGAGGTAAATGGGATGGCTGCTGTCGTCGTGGAAGTAGACGCGCCGGTTAGTGTTTTCTTCAGTCAGGATGCGGGCAGCGGTTAGGCCGACGGTGAGCTGCTCGGATTTCATCGTTATGCGAATGCTCCACGCCAGCGGGCCAGTTTCGGTGCGATCTCGGGGTCGTCGGCGTCGAAGTGACGCACAGCGAGCACGCGTGCGCCGTCGTAGGCCGGTTGGGCCACGAAACCGACGTGGTCCATGCGGGCTTCGACACGGACGACGTGCTGACTGTTGCCTCGAGTTTCGGTGCGAGAACGCACCGGGATAAAGCCGACGGACAGGCCGGTCACCATGCCGTCATCGGCCAGCGACAGCACTTCGGCTGCTCGTTCGGTGCGGGCCATGCGGAAGTCAGCGACCAGGCCGTCGGCGGTGTTTTCCCAGCCGACCGACGTGCCGACTGGCAGCGTCGAGCGTGACTCGTGCTGCTGATACAGCGGAATACGGTCGCCACGTTCTTGCAGCGTTTTGGTAAATGCGCCACGCTCAAACGATTCGGTGAGGCCGTTTGGCATTCGGTATTCGCCAGCCCAGGGCACGACGATGCCGACCAGGTGCCGAAAGCCGTCGTCATCGGTGCGAGTTTCGATGCCGTCGAACGTGATAGTGCGGGTTTCGATCTCGGTCACGTCAATCCCTCCAAAGCTCGGACCTCGTCGATGGTGAGGAAGCCGGCCCGCAGACCGGTTTCGTAGGCGTCGTACCGTGTTTGCGTGTCGGCTCGCAGCACAGCGTCAAAGTTGAACACGGCCCGTTGCCCTCGAGG